GAGTCCGAGCGTGTCGAGGTCCGCGACCCCACGCAGGAGATCAGGGACAGCGCCAGGACGGTCTGGGAGCACGTCTCAGCCGGGCCGCGCGCCTTCGCCAAGGGCGTCAAGTCCGCGGTCATGGAGCCGCTTGAGGCGTCCCAAAGGATTGCCAAGGCCGGCTCGCGCGAGTTCGACCCGAAGGACAGCTTCATCACCGCGCTCCCAATGGCCATCGCGGGCTCAGTGCGCGCGGCCGCCAAGGGCTTCAAGGGCGCCCTCGATGAGATCGGCAGCTTCGGCAGCGCGCCCAAGATTACGCCGAAGAAAATCAGCCGCGAACACATGGACTACATGCAGGCGCTCGCTCGGGACCCCAAGACGACCGGCAAACAGGCCTACGAGGTGCTCAAGAGCATGGAGGGGTTCCAGATGGACCCCCAGCGCTTCAACACGCTGTTCAGCCAGTTCCGCGCCGAGGCGATGGCGGTATGGCCGCCCTCGGTGGTCAAGCAGACGATCAAGCGGCTGGCCGATGAGAACCCCAGCGCCTCGGCCAAGGAGATCATCAGGAAGTTCCGCGACGAGAACCCGGGCGTGCAGACCGGGGACCACTCGCTGCGCACCTACATCTCGGCGAGCGGGCAGCGGCGCGCGGCTAGGGAGGCCGAGGGCACCCTGGTCGGGCAGGCGCGCGGGATCGAGACTGAGCGCCTCCTGAGGAACCCGGCCATCCGGGACATCATCAACAGGGAAGCGGAGATCGGGACGAACCCCCACACGATTGCGAAGATGGTCAATCAGGCGCTCGGCGACGAGGGCGGGCGCGTGTCGGCCTATTACATCAGCAAGATGCTCGGTCGCCGCGGCGCCGGCGTAGCCGTTGGCCTGGGCCTTGGCGCCGGGGCCGGGGACGCAGAGGCGGGCGACGACTTCCTGCCGGGCCCGAAGGCCCAGGAGACGGTGATCGCGAAGACCACCGGGAAGGGGCCCCGGATCGAGGACGCCTTCGACGAGGCCTCGCCGACCTTGGGGCGCGACATGGCGAAGCTAGGGCCGCAGAGCCACGACAAGGTGCTGGACATCTTCCACGGGAAGATGGACGAGTCGAGGGAACAGCGCGACTTCACCCGGCTGCAACGCATCTACGACCAGTACAGCCAGTACATCGATCAGGTGGATCAGGCTAAGGATGGGCGCGCGGAGATCGAGCGCAAGTACGGGCCGAGCAGCAAGCTGGGCGGCCCGCGGGATGAGCAGAAGCACACTCAGGAGATCGCGACGGAGCGCTATCTGGACGGGGTCCAGGGCCGCATCGATGCGAGCCGGGAGGACCTGACGCCGATGGTGAACCGCCATCGGGAACTCTCTGGGAAGGATAACCTGACGCCCTACGAGCGCGCGGAGATGCAAGAGCTATGGCAGAAGATGAAGGAGCTGACGGATGGTATCAGTCGCACGCTGCGGACTGGCCGAGAGGTCCCGATGTTGGGGCCGGAGCTGGTCCGGACGCTGAACTATCTGCACTATTATGGGAACAGGGGGCAGAGGGCGCCGAGCAAGTTCGGCCCAGGGAAGGCGCCCCGCCGCCAGGAAGAGTACACCCGATGATCGACATCATCAAGAGCTGGTTCGACATCGGCGCCATCGTCGTCCTGCTAGGCTGGTTCGTCGACCTGCTGCCCGCCATCGCGACGGGCCTGACGATTGCCTGGACGCTGATCCGCATCTACGAGACACCTACGATGCAACGTCTGGCACGGAAACTCCGCACGAGATCAGGTCGAGGAGGCCCGCCCTCATGAGCTTGAAGATGGGGACATGGAGCCGCCTAATTTCCCCAATCATGTAGGACGCCGTAATAAGGACGTCCCCGTGCGCCGCTCGATAGTCTTCAAGCCAGGGCTTAGCCGCTTTCCAGTCGATGATCGCCGTCTTTCCCATCGCAGGGTAATACTGCATCCACAGATCGCCTGTGAAGGCGAGCTGGCCACCCTCATCAATCCGGAAAGAGATCGCGCTTACCGGGCGAAAGCCGCCTACTGCAAAGCGAATGCGGAGCCCGTTTGGAGTGATTAGGTGGCCGTCGCGCCAAGGCTTAGAAGTCATGAGCGGCCTGACCCCAGGGAAATGGTGCTGGAGCCAGGGGTCCAATAGCTCCATGCACCTCTCTCGCCGCTCACTGATGCGAACCCAATCGGACACGTCACTTCACCTCCGTCAGCCTGTCCAGCACGAGCTTCGCGTAGCCCGCGATGTCGCGCCAGTTGTCGTCGTAGTTGGGGTCGCCGTTGAGGATGCGCGCCTGCTTGTCGGCGATCACCTCCAGGGCCTGCTTCTGGTCCGGCGCCAGCCGCTCCCAGCCCGGGGTGGCCCACATGACCTCCTTGATCTCCTGGGCGATGATAGCGTGGTCGGAGAAGCGCCCGTAGCGGGCGCCCCGTTCCTTCAGCGTTTCGTCAATCCCGTCAACCATAGGTCTTCTCCATACTCCTAACAGTGCGTCCTGAACTTCCTCAATGTGGGATCTGGGTTGGGAACTTTGGCGCCGGATCAGCTCCGCCACTGCGGAGGGGCTGTACAGCTGGCGCCACAGCTCTGGGTCGTCCTTGCTTCGCCACACCATCTTTGGGCCTCTTCTTCAGCGCCTCTAGCTCGTTCAAACGCATCTCCTCCTTCTTCGCGGCCTCGATGTTGGCCGTTAGCCGCGCCTGCTGGACACCCTGCTGGATGCCGAGCGCGCCGCCGATGACGGTGGCCAGGGCAGCGATGCCGAGGGCGATCTTCGTCCACACGCGCTTGAGGAAGATGACCAGCCTATCCTTGGCTCTCTGGAGCTTCTCCCAGGCCGAGAGTTTCACGCCGCTTCCGCTTGACTGTTCCATAGTCGTCTTCTCCTTGGTTGGGTTGCTTAGTCGCAGCCACGTCCGATGAAGCCGTCGTCTTTGGGTGAGACGAACTCCTTATTGTGCCGCCATCCCTTGGGACACCAGAACCCCCACTCTCGCACCTTTCGCCCTGTGATGAAGAGGGTGACGGGGCTGACGAGCCGAGGAGGAGGAAGCAGTTCGATACGATGGGCGGCCTCCGCGCCCCGTCGAACAACGTCTCCCTGCACAAGCAGATGAACGCCGTCTTCGGACTGTTTCCCTCGCCACTCCATAAGAGCGCCTCGAAGGATGAAGGACACATTCCACCAGGGGTGGTCGTGATTGGCTCGGTCATCGTCGCTCCTGTGGTACTCGTGAACCATGATGTTCAGCCAGCGGTTCTGCGGGAAGATCAGGTTCCACCGGCTCAGGTAGGGGTCCGTCGCGCTCGCCCCGTAGATCAGCTTGTCCGGGGGCCGCCTCGGAGGCAGGACCCGGCTCAGTAGCTTCGCAATCCACTTCAATCGCATCGATCTGCTCCATCTTCCATCCGCGTAGTTGACACTGCCCGAGGACATAATAGGCGTTCCCACCGTAGCGAACAACGCCGCCCAAGAGGTCCTTCAGGCTGTCCGTGTAGCCGGTGATCTCCCAGTTGTAGTCGGTGAGGATACCGCAGCCCTCAGGCCCGTCAATCTTCCACCAGCGATCCTGGGAGAACGGGACGCCGCGCATTCTCGTCTCAGACGACATAGACCTCTCCTCTCCAGACGATCTCACCCTTGGCCTCGTCAGTGACCGTTACCAGCTCGGGCGGCAGCAGCGTCCCTTCCCGGAAGGTCAGGACGGCGAAGCCGGAGCGCCAGTTGGCCGGGTTCTTCTCCTGGTAGGTGAACTGGGGTCCGCCACATGCCGCCAGACAGCCCGTGTCCACACCCCACCTAGTCCCGTTGTAGTCGGTAATGGGCGTAACCTTCTGTGAGTGCAGGTGACCCGTAACGATGGTCCGGCCGCTCCAAAGGGCGTTGTTATGCGGAGCGTGCATCCCTCCTTTGAAGCGATGCTTGACAACCGCGCCCCCCTTGCCGCCCACTTCAACAGCCCAGCACGGCTCCCACTTGGGGAAGTGGTGGACAAGGCGCGTGCCTGGGACGCCACGGAACTCAGGCGTGAGACTAGCCAGTCGAGTATTGAAGCGGGCATCGTGGTTCCCCAGGGGCCAGAGTAGTCGGGGCTTCTTGCCAGCGGCCGCCTCGATCTCGCCAAGGCGGAACTGGCACTCGATCAGCTCGTCCTCCAGCGTCGGGTGATCCTCCCAGCCGATGGGCGGGTGCCGCCCGATTGACGCGCCGTCAACGGCGTCGCCATTGAAGATCACGCAGGCGGGCTTCAGCTCCTCGGCGAAGGCGACGAAGGCGCGGTGCGCCGTGCTGTCCACGCCGGGCCAGTAGTGGCCATCGGAGCCGACGAGGCAGATGCCGTCCTCCAGGTCGACAACCTCGAACGGCTTATGGAGCCGGATCGGCTCAGCCGGGCTGGTCGGCCCGGTCAGCTTGACGCCCAAGCGCGCCTCGGTGTTAACCTTGCGCTGCTGAACCGCCTGGACGCTAACGCCATAGCGTTGGGATAGCTCCTTCTGTCCGTGTTGCTGGAATAGGGCGGCGAAGTCCTGGTCGGACAGCTGGCTCAGCGGGTGGCGCATCTTGGGGCTCCTTGGGGGTTGGACCGCCAATCTAGCCCTTGGGCGCCGCGCCGTCGAGACCTTGCCAGACTGCCGTGGCCTCCTGGCCACGGGCTTCCTCTTCGCTGTCATGCTGCCTCCTTCAAGCCATCAGGATTGAGCCGGCCCTTCTTGGGGTTCAGATTGTGCTTGCCCCAGTTCTTCCCGACCGCAACTTCCACGGGAATGACGCAGGTCCGCGTCTTGCCCCAGATGTCCTGGACATCGTGCGGGACGATCATCAGCCGCCTGAGCGCATCCAGGGCCGCCTTGCGCTCGCCGTCCGGGAACTGGCCGAGGATCGCGTCGTGGACCTGCGCGAGGACCTGGATCAGGTGCGGGTCGCACTCGCGCCAGACCTGATAGAGCGCGATGTTCAGGATGTCCCCAACGCCGCCTTGAGGGCCGAAGCTAAGACCCTGCTTGCGCGTGTGGTCATCCCACGGTCGGCCCATGAGCCATACCACTCGGCGAAGCGCGTTGTAGAGCGGCAGGCTTCCACGCACCAGCGACGCAATAGACTTCTGCCACTCCCTGATATTGGGGAATGCCTCAAAGTATAGCCGCTGCGCCTCAACCGCGACCGCCACAGGGATGTGGGCAATGCGCGCCATACCATAAGGAGTGAGGCCATAGTTCGAGCCGTGCTGAACTCGCTTCGACTGGAAGCGGAGATCGTGACCTGGAACGTCGTCCCACTCCGGGAGGGTGGACGAAGCGATGACCTTGTCCTTCTTAATGTCGCCCGTCCAGGGAACATCGGGCCAGAGCAGTCTGCACACATAGGTGTGGACGTCTCCCTTGTGGGCCTCAATGTAGTTCTCCTCACCGCTCAGGAACGCGACCAGAAGGCTCTCCGCCGTCTTCAGGTCGGCGTAGAACATCGTCATCCCGGGGTCGCTTAGGAAGATGTGCCTGTGCTGCTCGCCGACGTTCTGTAAGTTCGACCCAACGCCGAAGGGGTCCCGGGAGCTGCTCCAGCGCCCCGTCCAGGCCGCGGCTACGTTGAACGAGGCATGAAATCGCCCTTTGGAGCTCAGCCGTGCTCGGAGAAAACCGAGCTGCTTGACGAGGTCTCTGTGCTCTAATAATGCGAGGCATAGCTCACGGGTTCCTTTCCACTTCTTGGGGCTCTCCAGCTCGGCAAGGCTGTTCAGCGCCTCCTCGTTCGCACTCAGGTTGCCCTTCTTGTCGTGCCGATAGGGCATCTTGTGAAGCTCGTAGAGCAGGTGCTTGACCTGCGTGGCTGAGCCGGGCTCGAAAGGCTTGTACCGCCTCCTGGGCAGCCCGCACCGCTCGCATACCATGTTCTCGGTCGGCAGCTTGGGGTGCCCCCTCTCCGGGCGCGGCCACTTGTGCAGTTGCTGTTTTCCGCTGGGCGTCGTCCCCCCAGATGGGCAGCGCCCAGTTTCCAGCTCCCACCCATCCCACCGGCTCATGACGCCCGGCAGCTTGGCAATCTTCTTCTCTGTCCGCTCCAGTGTCCATTCCATACCCTTGGCTAGGTTGGCGCGCTCGGTCTGATCGACCCGGATGCCCCGGAGCGTCATAGCGAGGCTCGGCGCAAGCTGTTTCTTGTTCCATTCGTAGACCCTTAGCTGATCGGCGTCAAGGCGGCCCTTCAGGGCGTTGAAGATTTCCAGCGTCCCCGTGGTGTCCAGCGCCGCGTAACTGGAGAACTTGAGTTCTCCAGTAAGCGCGTTCGCCTGTTCGAGGTTAACTCTCACGCCGGCTCCTCGTCCCGATAGCGGCCGATACTCGCCTCGCTGGGCTCAGGGAAGCCGACCGGGCTCGGGGCGCACGCCCCACAGAGAGGGTCAGCACTTGGGACCTCCAAAACTAGCGACGGCTGATAGTCGAGATTATCGCCCGCGTAGCCTCTAGGGTTGCACACCACACGTCCGCGGCGACCGTCTGGATGACCCAGATCATAGTCGAATGAGTGGTGCGTATGCCCGTGTACCCACAGATCGGACAGGGCAACGACGTTGTCGAGCTGAGATGAGTACGCTGCATTGAGTAGGTTCCCTGCATATCGTGTGTAATCGACACTTTTTCTAGAGGGCGTGTGGTGCGTCACAACGACGCGGGCAATGCCGGGCGGCGTGTCGAGCAGCGCCTGATGGATGAATGAGCGGCTGACGTGGTGCTCCTTCTCGGCGTCGGCCGCCCGGAACTTCCGCCAGTTGTCCCGGGCCACCCGGATCAGGTGGTGGTCGTTCATCCGGTCGTTCGCCGTAATCATGGCGACGGCCTTCCAGGCCTCGCCCTCCAGGCAGTAGTCGGTCCACAGCGTGGCGCCGATGAAGCGCACGCCGCCAAACTGCACCCAGCTGTCCTGGAGCACGTGGATGGCGCCCAGGCCCCTGAAGTCGCGACTCTGGTTGATCCGGTCCAGGTGCTCTCGGGCCTTCTTGCGCTCGTCGTCAATCGCCACGCGGTAGAAGTCGTGGTTGCCCGCGACGTAGATGATCGGCTTCTTCCACCCCGTACAGGTGTCCAGCCACGTGATGGACTTCCGCAGCCCCTCCCGCACGTCGCCCGCGATGAGCAGGACGTCGGCCTCGGGCTTGGGGTCGGGCAGATGGAAGGGGACACGGTTGTGCCCCACGTCCACGTGGGGGTCGCTGAAGGCCCAAAGCTTCATCGCAATACCTCCACAACGCACAACAGGGAGATGACGACGAGGATGATCCCGCCGAGCATGATCCAGCCGCTCATGTCGTTGTCACTTCGCATTGAGGCTCTCCATCAGGCGTTTGAACTGCGACTCCTCAAGCTGGATGACCGGCGCCTGGGTCTTGGGGTAGGGGGCGATCCGGTCGGCCAGCCGCTTCAGCGAGTGGGCGATGCTCGTCAGGGACGTCTCGGCGTTGGCCGGTGGCGTCCCAGGCTTCAGGTCCAGGCACTCGACCAGCTGCTGGAGCTGGAGCTGCCCGGAGTCCCCGTCCCAGGGGCGGACTTTGACTCCGCCCCCAGGAAGTTGGACTATCTCCCGATACGCGCCCGGGCCCTCGCTCACCAGTTGCTCGGCTGGGTCGGAGGGGCCAGCTGCTTCTGTGTCGCGTATGGGTCCTGCTTCGGATCGTCCACGACCACCGTGACGTCGCCGCCGTTGAGGCTCCGGAAGAACTTCGCGATGTCCTTGAGCGCGTCGGCCTGCCGCTTCATGCTGACCGCCATGCTGATGGTGAGCGCGCCGTCGACCGCGGCATCCACATCCTCGCCGGTGAGGCCGGAGTCCTTGAAGGTCTTCGCCCAGTCCAACATGGTCATCGCGGCGACCGGCTCCAACTTGGTCAGGAGCATGCCGCTGATCTTCGCTGCGTTGCTATTCATCTCGCTTTTCCTCTCGCTCTTTCTTCTTGGCGCCACCATGGCTCACCCAAGCTTTCCAAGCCCCCTGTTCCGAGTACGCGCTTGCCATGAACGCAAGGCTTGCTGGTAGCTCGGGATAGAGGGCCTTGTGTAGCAGGCGGAGATCGTCCGCCACATTACGCGGTCTAATACCCATCTTGCTGAGAAGCCAAACCACATCGTAGTTGACGAAGTTCTGGCCCAGCTTCGGTGTCGGACTCTCCAGCGCAGCCTTGATGGCATTCCACGCACGCCGTTCCAGCGCAGCGGTCGACCAGTAGGACCGGCTAATCGTCGAAAGACTGATAATGGGCACATAGATCGCCTCTGTCTCGCTCGGGGCGAAGCTGACGCCCCTGATCTGGCCCCAGCCCGTCTCGATGTCGCAACTCAGCAGCGGGCACTCCCGACACGGCCCCGAGAGGAAGCTCTCAACCTCGTCGATGGTCGGCGCGATGTTCAGGCTCCGCACCGGGTAGCTGATCTTCGGGCCCCGGTCTGCCTCCAGGCTCGCCTTCACGAAGTCCCCGATGCTTATCGGGTAGAGGTTCCACTGCCTCAGGATCGCCGCGGGGTGCAGGGCCGGCAGCAGCTTCTGCTGCGCGTAGTCACCCGTCCCGTAGCAGACCGAGCCGCGATACTTCGCAATAGACGAGGTCCCGAGGAGCGCTGATAGCGCCGTCCCGCCAAGAGGCACCACCACAGTCGGAGCACAGGCCCTTAGCTCGTCCGCCAATCGAGCGCGGTTGTACTCTACGTAGCTGGCCCACCCGGGACCCCGTCGTTCCTTCTCCCTCGCAACCTTGTTCTCAGTCAGCTTGGTCGAGAACACATTGCCCACGTAGCAAGCCTTCCGGTCGATGCCGGCAGAGCGCAGGAGCGCGTCGAACACGTTCCCGCTCTCCCCGACAAAGGGGCGCCCCTTCTCGACCTCGTGCTCCCCTGGTGCTTCCCCGACGAAGGCAATCCGGCACCCAGGGCCCGCAGGCCACTGCGATGGGACCTCAACGTCGTGGAAGCCGGGAGCCTCGGTCACGGGCGAACCCCTGTTACGCAGACGCCGTTGACAATGCCCGGCCGAGCCGCATTCAGCTGGGCCAGCGCCTTATCGCACGCCGCCTGGGTCTCGAAGTGGATCAGCAACGGGAAAGTGGCGAAGAGGATGAGGGTCGTCATTTGCGTCTCTTCCTTGCCTTCTTGAGCGCCTCGCTCTCGATGATGTCGAGGCCCTTCGCGAACGAGCTGCCCTTCACATTGGCTCCCCGTTCCTTCCCGCGAAGGGTGCCCAGCTTCTCAGCTTGGGCCGCCCTTGCGCGCGAGGAGTGGGAAGACCGGCTAAGCTGACCGATCTTGCCCTTGGGCATTACTTGCCTCCCTTGGCGAGCGCCTTGCTGAAGGGGTTGCCCTTGGCCTTGCCCTTCTTCTTGCCCTTGCCTTTGGCCTTCGCGGCCTTGGCGTTCGGGAGGTAGCCTGCTGGATCACCTTTTGGCATCGTAGTCTCCTGTTGGTAGCGCCGGGGTGGAGGTTCACTCCACCCCTCCCTCACCTGAAGCCGGGCGTCACAGTATCCCAGCGAAGTGAGGTATTGGTTGGGGTGGAGCCGGTGGACTCCACCCCAGGGGTCGTACTGGAGCCGCCGCGGGCGGACAGCCGGTGCCCCTATTCTGCCTCGACGAAGTTCTGCGGATCGTTCTCCACCCGCGTCTCGCCCGAACCCTTGTTCGTGATCTGCTTCTGGGTCAGGTAGGCGACTACCTCGGTGCCCTTGACGGCCTTCAGGCTTTCGCCGATGGACATCCCGGTGAGGTCGACGCCGTGACGCATGATGTGCTGCCGCAGCCGGTCCTTATCCGCCCCGGTCTCCAACCACACGCGGAAGAACACGCGGTTCTCCGAGTAGTTGTAGTCGGCCCCGAGGGCGTCCAGGGCCTCCTGATCGACGTCCTGCATCGGCTCCTTCGGCTCGTAGACGAAGAGGACGCTCGGGTTGCCGCCCTCGGTCTTCGGCGGCTGGAGCGACGCATTGCGCGTGCGCAGGAGCCAGCTGCCAATCGGCAGGACGACGACCTCCTGGATGTTGTCCCAGGACTCGTTCAGGATGTCCGCGTAGTTGACAGCGGCGGACGCGCTCTCATTCGTTCCAGCGTTAAGCATGCACTTTCTCCTCGATTGGGGGCTTCGCGCCCAGGGCCCGGAACAGTTTGAGAAGTCCCTGGCGCGGGCCTAGCTCGCCAAGAGCCTCGATGTCCTTAACAGGCAACTTGAGGTCCATCTCCTCCTTGGGGTGGACGCTGAAGAAGCGCCTCACCTTGTTACCCTTGACCTTAACCTCCATCGTGACCGCGATGGGGAACTCCCCCGCGATGTTCGGAGGCAACTCACGTCCCAGGCCGCTCGGGTGGAAGCGCGTGGGGATGAGGTCCACGTTGCGTTCCTTGATCTCCCTCGTGATCGGGTCGTCGGTCGCGGTGATCTCCTTGGGGCCGATCATCTTCAGATGGCTGAGGACGACCACGTGATGCTTGACGACTGAGCTGGTGAGCCTCTTGATGAAGTTCATCTGCTCCTGCATCGCCAGACCCCAGACGGGGGAACTCACGGACATGGGCGTCTTATTAGTCATGGCGATTGCCCGGGCCATACTAGCGGCACCCATGCCCGTGATCCCATCCAAGACGAGGACGGTGTCGGGACCCCACTCTTTTGATTGTCCGAGGTCGATCCACCGCTTGCCCGTCTTGGGGTCCAACTCCCCATCGGGGTCCTCGTAGCGCCAGCGGTCCATGAGCTGGACGCCGCGCAGGAAGGCCGTGGGGATGCCCTTCACCTTCACGAACTGGCCGTCAACCCCGATGGGGTCCTCCAGCGTGACGATGTCGATGTTGCCGAGCTTAGCCGGCTCGACGTATTGGAAGAGGGGTTCCGGGTTCCCGTCGTAGTCCAGGACGCGCAGCTTGAACCCCGCGTTCGCCAAGCACGCTAGGCTTCCCGTCTTACCACTCCCGGGGAAGCCCGTAATGAGCATCCGGACCGGGCTGTTCTGTGCTAGCTTGGCGGCGTTAGCCATTGGGCAGGTGCTCCTTGATCTTGGTTTCGAGGCGTCTCACCTTGTCCAGCGCCTCATGCTTCAGCATCGGGATGTCGTGGCAGAGCAGCTTCGCCCTCTTATCCGTATCCAGCGTGTGGTACAGGTGGGCGAGGGCGGTGAGGATTAGTTCGTAGTCGTCGCAGACCAGCTTCAACATGGGGTTTCCAGAAAGAGCGGGGGCATTTGCGCCCCCTAGTTTCGGAGTGTGAGCATGAGACTGCACAGGGCTGAATGTAGGCGCTCGGCTCACTTTTTGCAATGTGGCAGCTTGTCGCAGGCTTGCGGCTCAAGTGTGCTGATCCATCCACCAGCCGATTGCGCAAATGGCCGCCCACATCACATACCATTCCCAGATAGGCCAACCGATTGCTGGGTAGAAGAGGGCAAACCCGGCGAGCCAGAGAACGGTGGCGAAGATGACGCCGAGGAAGGCGCCGAAGAGGAGGTCAAGGATGTGGATCATCAGAACGGCTTCCTTCCTTGGTTAGACCAATAGCGGTTCGACCTCAGCACGAAGCGGTTCCAGAAGAGGATGGTTGCGTAGACCACCGTTATCACAACGATGGCGGGGTAGATCGGCGCCATGACGAGCCACCAGGACCATTCGATGTTGCCGGTCAGCTTGAGGATCACGAAGAGGACAGTCAGTGGGACTCCAATCTTGACTAGCATGGGTTACTCCTTCCTTGGCGGCACGATGATGAGGGCGTCCTGCTTGAAGCACAGGACGAAGTCGGAGCCGGTGAGCGGTTGCCCACCAAGGACCCGACATCCGTTACGGTAGTCCTCGACCAAACGCAGCGCCCGCTCCTGGTCAGCACGGTCACGGGGAGGCAGCTCCATAATGACCCCGCCAATCAAGGTGCCGAGGAGAAGGCAGAATACGATTGTGAGTTTGCTCATTTCCAAGGCTCCTGCTTGCGGGTTAGTGGGTTCCAACGGTATCTATCGAAGTGCTGGGCGAGGATGTGGGGTCGGCTCTTGGGGTCGGCCGCACACACGTCCTTGAACTCGCACATAGCGCAGTGCGAGCGCGAGCGGGGCCAGAACCCCGAGGCCGCGTAGTTGAACGCCGACGTGATCCAGAACCGCAGCTCCTTGACCAGCTCGGCGCGCCGTTCATCCGAGCTTTGGAAGATGCGCCATCCGAAGCGCGCGCCGCTCACGATGGTCTGACAGGCCTCGATCACCACGCCGCTGTACTTGACGCCCTTGACCGTGGCCGCGGCGACCAGATCGTAGAGGTCCACCTGGATGTTCGGCGCGTACTGGCTGAAGTAGCGCTTGTCCAGGCTGTTCTTCGTCGTCTTGTAGTCGGTGACGAAGACCTCATCGCCCAGCGCCTTCATGGAGTCGAACCAGCCGCAGAGGTTCACCTGGATGCCGTTGATGACCACGAAGGGCTCTTGGAAGAAGACCTCCACCAGCGCCGTGTGCTTGACCGTCCCATCGGGCATCGTGTGGTCGATGCTGACCGGCCTCAGGGCGCCGTTCTTGATCTCCTCGCCGTACCAGACGATCAGTCGGACGAGAGCGCGGCGATCCTTTCCTGGAAAAGACGGAAACCATCGAGTGCTGTCCTCTGTGCCAGAACCGCAGCTTCCACAAGTGCCAGGTCCAGGTCCGGGAAAGAACTTACCCTTATGGCTCCAGGGGCACTTGGCGGCGTTTCCTTTGGCGTTCTTGTACTTCGTCTGACCCAGACAGCGCCATACCTCCTCATATGAGCCGAGAGTGGGCTTCCCGTCCACCCATGTCTCCGCCAAGGCAACTCGGAGGGCAGCTCGCAGTGCGGTCTCATGGTCCTCGTTCTCCTCGATGATACCCTTGTGGAAGCGCTCCAGGCTCGCGCCAACGGCGTGCCCGAAGGCGAGGTGGACGCCAGTGCCCTTGGCGTGCCACCCCTCGTTGTGCTTCAGGTTGTATTTCTCGGCGCAGTCCATCAGGTCCTTGAAGGACGTCGCGTCCCAGTTCTGCTTGAACCCGGGCGGCAAGTTAGCCGGGGAGCTTCCCGGCAGGCCCGGCAAGACCAAGGGACGCCCTGATGCGTCCACCAAGCCCTTGTCGGGGACCACCAGCGGAGGCTTCGGCTTCCTTTGCGGCAGTGCGATTACGTTCGGCTTCTCGTTCACGTCGCTTCTCCTCTAGCCTCTTCTTCAACTTGGCTTGCGCGTCGCTATCGGGAGCGCTCGCCGTCAGCTTGGTCTCGACCTTGATCGTCGTCTTGTCGGGCTCCAGCCGCTCCAGCTTGCGCATCGCGGCGGCCGCCTTCTCCAGCGTCTTGGGCGAGAACGCCTCGACCAGCTCGCTGGCGGCCTTCTCCAGATCGCGGTTGCGCTTCCACAGCTCGACCTCGATCTCGCCGGCGTTGCGCGCCGCACCGTTCTCCCAGACGACCGTCATGATGCCATTCCGGTCCTCGATCTTGTAGGCGATCTTACTCACGTGGACCTCCCGATGGCTTGCTTGCGGCCCTTGGTGGGGAACACGGCGAAGCCCTTGGCGCTCTGCCGGCTCAGCTTGGGGTTACGGTACTCGCGCCACCTTTTGAGGAACTTCCAGCCCATGGGCCCCTTGTTATCGGTGGTCCGCGTGCTCGGGCGAGCGATTAAGAACACGCGCTCGCCCTTCTTTGTGATCGTTCCGGAGCGGAAGCCCCAGAACTCATTCGACTTCAGCCTGATCTTCCTCGGCTTGTGCATCCTTCGGCGGGTCATCGGGGTCTCCTTTGTTCGCCTCGTTCTTGATGAAGAGGGCTCGCTCTTGCCTCATGTGCTCGATTAGGCGGTCGAGCGCCGCATCAGTCACCTCCGATGGAGATGTCCGCAGTACGGACTCGATTACGTCGGTCTTGTCTTCCACGATTGGGTCTAGGGGGTTCTTGGCCATCAGGCTCATCCTTCCTTGTCAGCTTGGCGAGGGCGATCCGGTAGCGGTTCACCTTGTCGCGCGTCTTCTCCATTTTCTGCGCGTAGTCCTGGGCGTACTTCGCGTAGCTCTCCAGGTTATCCTCGGCGTTCCTGATCTTGTCCCAGATGTCGTACTCAGGGGTGTCATCGGGGAAGGGGTTCTTCACCTTCTTGCCGGGGGTTCCGTAGTCGTCTTCATCGTATCCCATGGCGGGCTCCTAGAGTTGGATCATACCGCGGAGGCGGTTGATCGTGGCCTGGACGTCGGCGCAGGTCTTGTTGCGCCAACCCTTCAGCTTGTGCTTGCCGCAGCTGCACTTCGGGAGCCAGCTCGGCATGCTAACACTTCCGAGGGCCGCTTCGAAATGTGACAAAAGGTCGCGCAGCGCCTGCCGCATGATGTTGAGCCGCTGCCGGTCCGACTTCGGCATGGTGAACACGGTCTCGTTAATGAAGCCGTAGCTGACCATCTTGCACTCGCCGTGCTTGTTCATGTGCCGGACGGAGAGCATGTGGCCCTTCTTGGCCGTGTGGTTGACGAAGAGGATCAGGCTTGTCCCGTTCCCCCCGACAAGCTCGACGTAGAACTCATCCGCCTCCAGGACCTTCTTGCGTCCATCGCCGGTGAAGCCGCCCAGCATGTTCGCTACGTAGACTTTCATGGCTGTCTCCTTAGGTCTTGAGCGCCAAGTAGTCCCAACCATAGAGCGGGTTCCGCTTTTGGAAGAGCATGCACTTGCCGATCTTCTGGGCTCTCCACGCCACGCTGGCCATCTCATCGGCCCGACACATGAAGCGCCACGCTACGTCAGGGAGGAGAGTCCTTGGCGGACTCTCCCGGTCGATTGCTAGGTGGCCGTGCCAGTAGCGACACCACTGGCCACGGCGAGCGTACTTCAGCCAGAGGCTGAACTCATTCGGCTCCACCAGTTGTCGTACTGTCTGCACAGGGCTTTGTGGACCCAACTTGATTACCTTCGACGCCATTTTTCGCCTCCACATGGAAGAACTCTTTCATTTCCGCATCCCAGCAGAACGAGTTGCCACCATAGGTGACTATGTTCCCGTCCTGAAGCTCGGCTAATGTCGGGACAGTCTGTCCCTTCCTTCTGGCGGCGGCGGCTTCCTTCTTGTACTTGTTCTTGGAGAGGTAGGGCTTCGCGGGCCCCTTCTCCACCAGCTTCAGCGTGCCCTGCTTGGCGCTGGTTGCGGTGACCCCGGTCGGCGTGTAGTCATAGGTCGTATAGCCGTAGGTCTTGGCGGCGACGCTCTCCACCTTGCGGTTTGTGATCTCCTCGATGTACTTGATCTGGGCCGAGGACTCCACAACCTCGTGGCAGTAGTTGTCCCTGATCCACTGGACGGGGCACTCGTGGCTCTGCACCCAGCCGCAGAGCACGGCGAGGATCGAGGCCGCCGTGCCCGTTCGGCCGTGGCCGCCCATGCAGTAGAGCACCACGTCGCCGTCGATCTTCTGGAGGGCGCTGACGAAGCTCGCCCACCAATCGCGCCCCAGCTTCACCGTCCCGAAGTCGGGCCAGCTCACGTGGAGGAACGGGATCGGCTTGTCCGCTCGGAACAGGTCGCGCGGCAGGATGTCCTTGGCCGCGGCGTTGCCCGTCACCAGGAACTCGTCGCCCTTGGTGTCCTTGCTCCAGGACGTGCCGTATTCGATCAGGCTCACGATGAGCTTGAAGTCCTGACGGCTGTCGTGTCTGGGCCGTCTGCCCACGGCGGTCTCCTTCCCCAACCAGATGCGGGCTTTCCCGCAGTCCCCGATGTGGGTCAGGCCATAATGGCAGAGCTTCGTTGCGGCGGCGGTCTTGGCGGGCATGTTCTTCATCGACTCCACATAGCTGGCCGGCTTCTCGGTCGGCGTGAGGCTGAAATGACGGGCGAAATTCGTGACGGCGTTCTTGACGCATCGGCCGAGATGGGCGCAATCCATCATGCACTTCTCCTGTTCCTTGGCGACCTCCGAGCACAGATAGTCGGGCGGCCGTCTGATCTGGGTGAGCGCCGTTTTGGCGGTGGCGCTCTTGAACTCGGTCGCCCAGTTCCCGATGCAGCGGCCGATCTCTCCGCAGGTGGTCTTGCACTGGTACTGGTCGGCGAGGCTCGGCGAGCAGTAATAGTCGGGAGGCGCATGCTTGATGTCCGAGGGCGCCTCCTGGGCGTACTTGCACTGATCGTGGGAGACGCACTCGGTCAGCTGGCAGTCGTATTGGTACTTCGGGCAGCTGACGCTAGGCACAATCGCGGCCATCACAGCACCTCCTTCTTCTCACCACCAAGCTCGGCGATGATCTCCAGCAGCTTCGCCTGGCTCCCAGAGGGGTTCTTCGGGGCGAGGACCTCGTCCGCGTTGGCCTCGGCCTCGGCGGCGATCTCCTCGCTCTTGGCCATCGCGTCGAACTCGGCCTTGCCCTTCTCGGCGAGCGCCATGAACTCCTCAGGCGACGGCGGTGGCGCCTTGTACCACGATGGAGGCAGATAGGTGTTCTTGAACGCCTTCGCCACCTCGCTCTCAGGGAGGTCGGCCATCTTGTACGTCGTCGTGGTGATCTTCAGCTCGTCGTCCAGGTCCTTCATGTGGGGCAGGTCCTCCAGCTTGATCGGGTCCTGGATGATCTGGTTGCTGAAGGACTTGTTCCACGGCCACGGCTTGGGCTTGCTCGCCTTGGCCTTGAAGATGCCGGCGGCCGCGTCGGCGTCCTTCTTCTCCTTGGCCAGGGTGCCCTTCAGGTCGGTGGCGATCTCCATCGCCATCTTCCCGAGGAAGCCGAACTGCGGCGCCCTCGCGCAGAGGTCCACGTGGTTCCACTGCGTGAACTTATCCAGCGCCTTGCCGCCGTTGTGGGCCGCCATGACGCCGCGGTTGAAGCAGGCGACCACGTTGTCCCAGGTGACCTTCTCCGGCCGCGCCTTGA